CTGCATGTAGGACATACCGTATTGTCTGTGAAAAACTTATGTTCTTTTGTAATCCTTGATACTTTATTGGATATCTTTTGTTTTAAAGAACCTAGTTTTTGCAAGCGATCTGGAGCATCTGATACAGTTTTTAATTGTGTTTGAACGCTGTCTAAATTATTATTTAAGGATTCATTTTTCTTTAATAATTCATCAATTTCTAAAGCAATTGTATTAACTTTTTTTTCTTTATCCACAATATCTTTTTTACTTCTTGTTTCCAACTCATCAATAAAATTTTGTTGCATTCCAACCTTATCATGAATATTACTTTTCTTCAATTCTAATGTCCTTATCGTATCTCTATTATCTCTTAATTTTTCCTTTAAAAGATTATTCATTGCAGAGAAAATTTTAATATCAAGTAGATCCTCAATAACTTCTCTACGATTAGGACCACTCAACTGCATGAAAGGTACAAAATTACTACTACCTAATATAACAATTTGAGTAAAAGATTTATAATTTAATTTTATTATATGTTCTTCTAGTATCTTCTGATTAATTCTATCATCAGCTTCCTTATTCCGCATCTCACCATCAATCTCTATGTCGAATATATTTGGTTTAATCCCACGGCGAACAAGATACTTCTTAGTCCCAATAGAAAACTCAATCTCAACAAGAGTTCCTTTTTCATTAGTAGTATTGATTAACTGTGACTTTGTAATCTTACGATAAGGTTTATTAAACAGCACAAAGCACAGAGCATCTAACACAGTAGATTTCCCTGCACCATTAGTACCGACTATAAGTACAGTACCTTCTTTATCCAATTCAATTTCTGTCCATCTATCACCTGTAGACAGAAAATTTTTCCATCTAATCTTTTTGAACAGTATCATCTTGTAAGGGTGGAATCACAAAGTCGTTCTTTGTTATTATAGCATACTTATAATTATACATCTCACATGCCTTTATTGCAACCTCTTCTTCAACTTCTACTATTTCCATACCACCTGCTTCATTTTCTTCTAACTGAAGTCTATATCGTTCAGCATCATCCTCTTGTTCAAATAAAAAAAGTACCTTGTCATTAGCAATATCTTTAACAGCATAAGCACCCTCACGGCTACCTTGCTCTGTTAACAACCACATTAATCTACCTCACATGCCTTAGCATAGAGATGCCCCATAAGATCCTTAATCCTATTTTTATCAAGACTAATCTCTGCTTCATCTACAAATCTATTTAATAAACTAATAGTATTCTCCTCATTGTTTGCATCAAAATCTTCCCCTATAACATATCCATTATTCCAATCAGCACTCTCAATAACTTTTAACTCCTCAACACCAACAGCATGAAGTTTATCAACAAACTTTTCAAATTCTTTTGGCTTACTTCTCTTATTAACTATAAGTTTTACTATCTTACCTTTGTATGGAGTAGCATCAAATATCTGATATGGAGTATCCTCATAAAATATTTTATGAAACATTCTATGTGGATTGTTAATAGAAACATGCTCTAAAGTATCGCTGTCCCAAATAGTAAATCCTCTTGGATCATCACAATCATTCCAGAACATCTCATATGGATTACCTAGATAGAAAACCTTTCCATCATTAGACCTATGATGATAGTGTCCACTATAAACTCTATCAAATTTCTGGAATTGATCTGCTGTACCACTACAACCATTCTCTTGTGTAAACCCTTTATATACTTGATAACCAGTTAATTCCAAATGTGCAAAACATACTCTAGACTTACTTGACTTTATCTTTCTTTTTATCTTTGCTCTATTCTCATCATTGATCCATCCTAGAAAAAGACATCTTGTGTCACCAATCGTATACTCCGCATGGTCTCTAACAAGAACCATATTAGAATACTCTCGTAGTAATAAATCAATTGTATTGACTGAGTTATTGTTTTTGAAATAGGCAGTATGATTACCCACAATTGTGTACACAGTAATCCCCATATCACGGAGACGATCAAAGTAATTCTTTTTAGCCCATTCCAAAGACCATAGATCAATCGTCCTCCTATTATCAAAAGTATCCCCCATATCGATGACGGTTTTAATGCCTTCCCTTTCCAGTGTGGGGAAAAAGATGTCTTCATAGAACTTTTGGAAATAATCGTGGAATAATCGGCTGCCTTTACGCATACCAAAATGTTGGTCTGTTATAATTGCTACTTTCATTGTGCTAAAATTTTCCTCCACTCCTTCATATCATATTTAAAGTATTGTCTTCCTCTCCTAGGAACATCAGTTAACCATTCACCATGAGCAATCAATCCACTCTGACTAGAAGTCTTATATAAATCAACATTTTCTTCACTACCATCCCAATCCCAATCAGTACATGAATCAACTGTCAATACAGGAACTTGAGTACTATATGTTGCCATCCTTAAATGTGCATTATGCCAATCATCAAAGATCTCCCAATCAATAGCATCATCAGGAAAGGTTCTTCCGTTAGTTGCATGTAATAAGAGACTACAGACTCCTATATCCTTATACTGTGCTATAGGATCCTTTACACCTTCACTACTACTAGTACCCCAGAAATCATTACATATTAATCCTCCTGCAAGAAACTGAGTATCACAATCAGGTGTAGCTAGATCACATATACTAAGAGGATCCCATCTAGAATCTCTATACAATACACATTCCATTGCTCCAATGGTGGATGTCTTAAATGTTATATTAGTAAGATATCCTTCTGGACTATAATGTCTTATCTCATTTCTATTAATTTTTCCATAATCTTCATCCTCTTGGAAATTAGTACCTAGATGTAAACCAACACCTAATGTCTTTTGATGTGTTTCTATCTCAGTTAAAGCTTCTTGTAACTCATCTAACTGATCTACCCACAACTTAGTCCACCCTGATAAAGCAGCTTCAGGTGTAAGAAGATGATTGACTTCATTCTCCTTTGCCCAATCAAGTGCTTTCAAAATTTCTTTTTTATTGGCCTGTATGTTTGTTCCTACAGGAATCTGAGCACCACCTAGTCTGATACTACCCATTAATTAAAATCCTCAATAGTGAATAATCTACGAAGTTCGAGATTTGCTGTTGCCATCGCTTCAATAGCACCTTCCTGCCTGTCTACGATAGTTACAACACGCTCAACAACATAACCAGCATCACGAAGTTTCTCTGCTGCTTTAATAGCAGATGCACCTGTGGTAGTTACATCTTCCAATACAGTTACTTTAGTTCCTGCTGGAAACTCTGGTCCCTCTATCCATGCACCTGTACCATGTCCCTTAGGTTCTTTACGAACAATAAGAGCATCTACAAGTCTCATGTCTAAAGCAGAACAAACTGCTACACCTGATACTAATGGATCAGCTCCAAGAGTGAGACCTGCCACTAAGGGAGTCTCGATATGTTCCAATAACATCATAGCAGCTAAAGTCAACCCCCGTCCAGTCAATGTGACAGGTTTGCAATTGACATAATGCTCAGACTTCTTACCTGATGAGAGAGTGAAATCACCTTTACGGTAACACTTCTCTTTAATCATCTTTAAAAATTCTTCTCTCATTTCTTTGTAGTATTGCTCCTTGTCCTATTAATTATACTGATAAATTTATCTCCTGCAAATGTACCACCTAGGCATACATCAATTTCATCACCATCTACCCAGTTCATATCACCATTCATCTTAGTATGGAGCATAGCTTCCTGAATTTTATCAATAACTTCTTGTGTTAATTTCATTTAATCCTCCTAGGTACTTGGATTGTCCATGCTGTTGATACAAGATCTACCATTTCAAATTGCTTCTTATTCTTTTCAATCTGATTAAGATATGCTTCACGACCAGGTTCAGGTTGAATCTCACCGTAATGAGTTTCTTTCATACCCAAGTAATCTAAGATAGAGTCATCTATCATCTGATAAAGTGTATCCCATGTTAAAGTTTCTCTTAACTTAGTGGCAATCTTATCAATGTCACCTCCATCTAAGTATTCACCTTTACATACTTTCTCTGAATAATCATCATATTGAGAGATAAGTTTCGCTCTAATCTCTACCAACTCATTGAGATTGATAGTGATCTTTACATCATCATAAATTGCCATGTCAACGATTTGAATTTTTGTACTGTATGTTATCCTTAATAGTATTATAATCAGAAGATGTTCCACCTGCACCATCTTCCACAACCATTACCTGATCGTATCCAGTGCGTTCTATAATCTTGGTCTTTATCTCTAACTGCTTCTTCTCCTTCTGTATGCGTCTCAGGAAGGCGTAATAGATTATCTGGGTGAAATATGCAAAAGGATTGTTTGACTTCGCAGGATCGAAATTATGGATGTATTGTACACAATTTTCAATACCATCACCAATCATATCTTCTCTGAACATATAGTTCACAAAATTTGGTTTGTATGATAAGTGTGTCGCAATCTTTAAAAAACATTCTCCAAGATAGTTACTAATAGGAGGTGGAGTTGTACCCTTCTCCTTTGCAATAGCAACCTTCTTCCTGTAGACAACCATTGCCTCTAGGAGTTCTTTATTGTTTACATAATGATCGGATCTTTTTCTAGGCATAAGATCTTTGAATCTGTAGGTATTATAACACAGCTTGACACAAGTAGCAATTCCCTGTACAATTACCCTTGTGAGGGTTCAAAGGAATACTATGTAGATATTCCTGCATTATCTATAGAGTTTACAAATATCTTTTCTAAGTTTATACGGGCGTTTTCAACATTACCTTTATAACCCATTCTTTCACTAACTTTTACCTTATGTGAATTACCATTTTTTCTTCCATGATTATAATGATCATATGCTTGAATCATATCATGGTCAGGTTCTAATTCAGTCATAGTAATAATTTTATCAAAATTAACTTTATATATTTCCTCATCAAGAATTGTTATCCAAGGAACCAATCTAACCATAGTATGATTTCCTTTATGGGTTAGTTCAACTTTTAAAGGATCTGCTAGATAAAAACATGGTTCTACTCCACTATCATCCATACTAGTGATAGCAACAATTTCTTCACCAGAAACTAATTTGAACATGAAGTATGAATCTTTTTCTGTCATTTTTTCTCCTTCAAATTTACTCGAATTAAGTCATAATTAAAATTCTCTTCATTATAAATTTTAATTCTTTCAACTAAGTGGTTTAAAGTATAATTTCTTTTATCATCAGTAGAACAGTCATCTGCAATATCATACAATACTGCTTTTACTTTTTCTCTACCTTTTCGGAGAACTCTACCAATTGACTGGAGGTTTCTAATACGGGACTTACTAGGCGACGCAAAGATGATGTTGTGCAACCGCTTAATGTTAATGCCAGTAGAGAAAGTACCATAAGATGCAACGATGATTGCATTGTTTTCTTCCTCAGTAATAGAACGACAAGTTTCACGATCCTCAACATCTACACCACCGTGGATGAAGAATACTTTACGATCATTACTATTTATCATATTGTAAAGAATCTCACCATGAGTTTCTACTCTATTGTATAATATTAAAGTATTACCTTTCAAGTCTAGTGCTAGGTTTTTAATAAAATTATTTCTTTTACTATGACTAATTAAATATTGAATCTCTTCTTCATAGGTATTAAATTCTATAGGATTATGCTGTAATAATATTATCTTAGCATTTAACTTTGCAAGATATCCTTTTTCCATCAACTCATGAGTCTTAATCGTCTTATATGATGGACCAAATAATCCTTCTAACACTAACTTGTGTGTCTGCGTACCATCTAGAGTACCAGTAAATCCATACCTATATTTTGCAGTATGGAGTTTCGTCATAATCTTAACCAATGATTGTGACTTGAATTGATGTGCTTCATCACCTATAACTACTTCAAAATTTTCAAAATATGTGGCAGGTAGTTTATAGATAGATTGCCAAGTAGTAATAACAACAGGTTTACTAGCTTTCTTTTCTTTACCACCATATATTTTTTGACAATATGAATCAGCATTCCATCCATAAGAAGCAAAGTCCTTATACATCTGCTCTACCAGAGATGTCGTTGGAACAACTATCAATGTATTTTTCTGTTGCTCTGCGAAG